ACGCCGTTAACTTCAATTATCCCTGTTGTTCCAACATTTGTGATTTGAATAGTCATAATAATTGGTTTGCCCGTAGTGTTGTAGTAGGTTACGTTTGTGGCCCTGCTACTTGCTACATCTTGCCAAGTTTGCCCATAGCCCAAGCTGCTCATGGAAGCCAACGCTTGACCGCCGTAGCCTTGAACTGTGCTAGGTGTAGTCGCCCAAGTGCCAGCGGTGGCTTGTGTGCTTTCAACATAGCCCACTACACGATAGGCCACATTTGTACGGGCGGTGTTGGAATAGATAGTGGACGCGCTGTCCGCAGTGCCGCTACCACCTTCAGCCGTAGTGCTGATCAATCCAGTTTCTGTCAGATTGTTGCCGCCCAAAATGTTGACAACGGCCAACTCTACTGTTCCAGCATTGTCGAGCGCCAGCACCACAATGCGGCTCTGCACTGCCGAAATAGTGCCCAAGGTTGAGCCGGATGACACAACGGTGCTAATAGCGGATGAAATTAGTCGTGACACCACAGCGCCGCTGGTCAAAGTAGAAGACCTAAAATCTAGCGTTGTTGGATTTAATGTGATCGTAAGCGCGTTAGCTGCCGCAGTTGCGGTGATTGGCTGGATACCTGATTCTGGTGGCTTGGTCATTGACCCGCCGCCCTCAAAAGTCAAAGTTTCAGCAGTAACCGTGCCAGTTGCGGTGATGGTAGCCGCATTGACCGTAGTCGCATTGACCGTGGTAATGTTGCCAGTGGTAATGGTCGCCGTTGTTGCGGCCAAGGTAGTAAACGCGCCAGTGTTCGGTGCGGTGCTGCCGATGGGCGGGGGCGAGGCGAGCGAAGTGACCAAGGACAGGTAGTCAATGGGCGCGGTGATGTTGTCTACGGTGTACAGCAGCACATCAGCGGATGTGAACACGCTAAACTTGTACGAAGACGATGGAGCCAGCCAGATGTTGGCTTGACCCAGCGAGTTCAGGATGATCGGGTTGGTGTTGGCTGTAAGGCCACCAGCGTCCGTAAAGGTCGCCAATGGTGTGGTCGTGCCAGCAGAGTAGGTGTAAATCTTGCCGCCGACCAACGGGTTGCCATCGCTGCCGTAAATCTGTTGCTTGGGTGTGGGGGTAAGTGATGCCATGTTTATTTTCCGATCAAAGCGTTTTGATTTTCATTTGCCGGCGCAAGGGCGTTTGTGGCTCCAATGGCCGCCGCGCCCGTTGGCACTCGCGCCCAACTTTTAGGGTCTGAGATAAGTTTCAGCACACGAACGCGCTCTGAAGCGGGCAGCGTTTCCAACAGCGCCGCCGCGCCTTCGGGCGTCTTCATGGCCTCAGTCAATGTACCCAGTGTCTTGGCGCCAATCTTGTTTTCCAAAATTGACAGCGCTTTGTTTGTCGTTGCCGCCACTGCGGTGATGTAAGACGGCAAGCGCAACTTGGACATGTTATCAAGCAGCAACTGTTTAAGCGCGTCTTGACCGCCAGCAACCTGTGAGGCCACTTTGGCATCGCGCAACACTTTAGCCGCTTGGTCTTGCAGCACATTAAGCGTATTTTCGCTGACTTCTTTGGCAATGTCGTAGCTGCCAGGGCCAAGAATTTTTTCAACGGCCTCGGGCGTTTCGCCCTGCACCAGCTTAACAAACGCATCCTTGTTGGTCTTAAACAAGTTAAGCGCCTCGCCCGTCAGCTTGCGTTCAGCAATCTGACGCGATCCTTTGGCGTAGTCGGCCAAGTATTGTTTGTAGCCTGCGCCGCCAGCCGCCTCAAGCGCATCGTCAATCAAAGGCTTGACTTTAGACAGCACACCGGCTGCAAGGTTGCGCTGTGTTGTGGCGTCAACGCCTGGACGCAATTGCTGAATAGCCGCGTTGACAGAGTTCTTGCGGATGGCGTCCAAGGCCACTGCGTCGATCACGCCGCCGCTGCCAGTCCATTTAGCGATGTCATCAGCAACATTCTTAGCCGCGCCGGCAAGCAAATCGTTACCCGCAAACTCAGGTTTGTTGGCTACGCCGGCAATGCTCTGGGCTATCTTTGCGCCTTCCAGCGGCTTGATGCCTACTGAGCGCAATGCGTCAGCCGCGCCTTGAGCAAACCGAGCGCCTTGGCCCAAGTCCAGCGAAGCGTTGGCAGCGCCCGTGGCCCAATCATCAGCCATTTGCGCCAATTCGCCTTTGTAAGTAAATTTGGTAAAGCCAACGGGCACGCCTTTTTTGATCAGTTCAAGCCGCCCAGCCGCTTCGGCTAGATTGCCCGCGTTGATTAACCGGCGAACATTAGCAACTTCTTGCGTCGCTTCGGCGCTCAACTTGCCGGCCTGCGTTTCAAACGCGAGAACATCTTTGCCCAAGTTGGCACGGTTAAGCGCCGTCTCACGCATTGGTGTGGTAGTTTGCGACAGCGCTTTTTTGGCGGCTTCTGTCGTAGCGCGGGTTTCAGTAGCCGTAGCACCGCCGGCCAATTTAGCCAGCGCGTTCAACGACACCTCACCTTGCGATTGCTCAAGAGCCGCAAGAAACCGAGGGTCACGTTTGCTGACCCGATCAACAAGCGCTTGAAAAGTAGGGCTGTTGATGTCGGCGGCTGCTTGACCGGCAGTAAGAGGCTGGCCTTTTGCGGCTTTAAGCGCGTTCAGCACTTCCGGCAAGTCAGGGCCAAGAGCGTTACGGGCAATTTCAGCCGCTTTTTGTTTTGGAATCTGGCGCAAATCGGTAACTTTACCGGCTACATAGCCAACACCCTTACCAATGATTGGCGCAACAACGCGACCGCCGGCCTCAAACGTAGCGCCTTCAAGAACATTACGAACTGGCTGCGTTTGCGCTTGGTCAGGGGTCATCCCACCCGCATAAATGTCGCCCAATTTTAAGGCTTCTTTAGCCATACCATAGCCAAGGCCAGCACCGCCAACTGTGCCGGCGGGGCCAAGGAACGTGCCAAGCGCAGCGCCGCCAGCGGTGCCAAGCGCTTCAATCGTGGGCGCAACAACAGGCCGCACAGTGCGGTATATTTTTTGGCCTGTTGTCAATGGTGGCGTAGTATCCGCAGCAGGCACCGACCCGCCATAACCTGGGATTTGATCCACCATAGTGCCTGTAGCACGCGGGCCTGGGATGCCACTTTCAGTACGAACTGTAGCGGCTAAACCAGTATTGACAGGCGCAGGCGTCTGCCCAAGCGTTGGCAACTGCGCTTGAATTAACGATTGTGCTTGTTCAGGTGTTGTGCCTTCGGGCACTTCAAACCGACCAATGCGACCATCGGGTAGTTGAAACCGGGCGATAGGCATTATTCAAACCCTAAAAATTTGACACCGCCTGCTGCTGGCGCCGCCGCACTGCCCCTGCTGGCGCCCGGTACTTTGGCTTGCGCCCGTTCAACGCCCGCACGCACAATCGATTGAAATTCACGTGCAGCCGTTACAAATTCTTTTTCGCTTTGCGCCAAGTTCATGCGGTTAAGCGCAGCCGTACCTTTTTCGCCTTCTTTTTCTGTAATGGCGCCGCCACCTTTAAGTGTTTCAAAGGCTTGCAAGAACGCGCCGCCTTTGACTTGATCAAAGTACGATTGAAAGTCGGACGCATCCGAGCCTGGCACAAATCGCATACCTGGCGTAAGCGTAGCGCCCACGCTAGCTTCAAAGCCTGGGTGAGGCGCAGCGCCCTTGATAAGGTTGCCCTTGTCATCGCGCTTGCCAATCATAGTGTCGATAAGCGAAAGCGTCTGGTTAGCTGTGCTGACAACTTGCGGCAGCACTCTGGTAGCCGTGTTAATGTCTTTAGCCGCCGCCACGCCTGCTTCCCGCGCCTGTGCCATTTTTTGCACAAAAGCCGGGTCAGAGTCTTGCGCCAGTTTTCGTACGTCAAGAGCAGCGCGTTGTTGAGCAACGCCAAGCTGGCCTTGCGACACGGCAAGTTGACCCTGCGCGGTGCGTTCGCCAATGGTTGCCGTTTTAACAATCGGCGCCACACCTGTAATGGGCAAGCCGTAGCCAGGCAATGCTGGGTTGTCTTGAATTGAAACAATTTGACCGCCTGCTTCTTGGCGTGCAATTTTTGGCAGCATTGTCACGAGCTTATCTTTAGCGTCTAATAGTTGCAAAACTTTGTTGACGCGATATTGTTTAAACCCGTCAGGCGTCATGCCTTGTAGTTGTTGAATTTCAGCCGCCCCGTCTTGTGGCTTAAACACACCGTCTTTTATCCCGTCAGTAATTTTTTGGATCGCTAACTCAGGCGTTGCTGCGTCGCCCACAGCGCCCCAAGCAAACTTTAGCTTTTTGTCTTGCAACCCAAAATCACGCTCGCTTATTTGCGATTTGACATTTTGCATGCTCAGCGTTGCTGCGTCTTGCTCAGATAACGATTTAGCAAGAGCTAAACCAGTTTTACCAAATTGCGTTAAGCCAGTGCGTGTGTCGGGCGAAGCTAAATCCCTACCACGCAAGAAATTACGAGCGCCTTCTTCTTCTCCGCGAGCGCGTTCGTACTCTTGAATTTTTAGCGCGTTCAATTGCTGCGCTTGTTGGCCGCCTTGAATCTGCTGTATGGCCGCGTAGTCAGCCAGCATGTTTGGTTGCTGAATTTCCGGTGCGCGAAAACTCATCGCAATGTTGGGATTTACAAGTGCCATGATCAGTCCTTACAGGTATTGACCTAAATCTTCATTGCCGTACGCGTTGCTTGAACCAAAACCTAACGCGCCTTGTCGATTGGCAAGAGACTGTCGCAGCAAAGCATTCCGGTCTTGACCTTGGCCGTAGTTTATGTACTGACCCAAGCCTTGCGACAGCGCGTTAGCCCCGCCCATGTAGCCAGATGCGCGGGCCTGCGCTGCTTGAGCGCCAGCTTCACCAACGCCAGTTGCCATTGCTTGACCAGCTTGGCCTAGTTGGCTTGTAGAGGTTTGAGCCATGCCGGCCAAAGATTGCAGTGGATTAAGACGAGCCTGACGCTCAGTCTGATAGCGATTAAAAGCGTTGGTGTATTCTTGACTACCCATCTCTTGGCCGTAGCGTTGCGCGGCCTTGAGAGCGCCGCCAGAGATCAGGCCACCGCGTGCAGCGGCTTGACGATCAAGTGCTTTTTGGCCTTCAGCCAGACGGAAACCGTAGCCTGGGTCTTGCTGAAATTGATCCATGCCAAAGTTTGTGTACCTAGACGCTGCTTCCAGTTCTGGCAACGCACGAACACCCGCCTCGCGGAACGGGGTTTGCAGTTCAACTTGTCGTTCAAATTGTTGCTGTTGCAGTTGAGCCGCACGGTTAGCCGCATCGGCTTGTGTACGCGCTGCTCGGTTAGCCGACACACCGCCTACTAACGCGCTGCCTATGATTGCTGCTTCAATGCCCATTTTTAATTCTCCTTGATTAGCATACCGCTAATAGACTCTTTAAACCCAAGCCGTTTTAAAACATCGTACATGTAGTCATGTCCAGGAGTAACTTGTGTGGTCACTCTACCAGACTGAAAAAAGTTTTTCCACAGACTTTTTGTTAGCCACTTCTTGCGCCACTCTGGCAACACTGAGATGTGTAACTCGTCGTCTTTTTTGTACACCGCACCAATGATGTCTCCATCGCGTTTAATCGCGCTTACTGTCCAATCTTTTACCGCAACGCAATAGTTCTCAAACGACATGGGGGCGCTCCAATCCGTTGCCGCGTAGCCTACTCGAAGCGCTGCATCCCGATCATCTAATAATTGCGTTGGCATCGAATTATTCCAAAAGCAGATTGTTGTTGGCCGCAGCTTGCATGATGACCCAATTTGTGCCGTCTGACACCATTGTCGCCCAATTTCCCACAACATCCAAGAGAATTGCCGTTCCAGCCGAAGTGCTGTCAAGCGGCACAACATTACTGGACGCTGACACCAAAAGCTGCGCTTGCATATTTTTGAACACAACTTGGCGTCCAGTGTAAACCGATGGCGTTGGCAGGGTAACGGTACAGGTCGAGCCTGACTTGTTGTTGATGACCCAAGACTCGGTGGCCGCTAAAGTGAAATCCGCAGTCTTGGTGACCGGCGCTGAAATGGCGGACGTTGCCCAAGCGGGCACGCCAGCCGCAATCGTTAGGACTTGCCCAGTTGTCCCCGCTGGCAGCTTTGCCAAGGTGGTCGTGGTATTCGCATACAGCAAGTCGCCAACAGCGTAAGAAGCAAACCCTGTGCCACCATTAACGGCAATTAGTGTGCCAGCAAGCGTTACAACGCCCGTGGTGGCCGTTGCGGGGGTTAGGCCACTGGTGCCGCCCGACCAGCTTAAAACGCCTGCGTTGGTTACAACAATTGTTCCAGCCCCATTGGCGACTGTGATGCCCGTGCCAGCCCCCAAAGTTCTTAACGTGTACCCAGTGCCATTGCCGATCAACAATTGACCATTGCTAGGAGTAGTACTTAGCCCCGTACCGCCGTAAATGACAGGTGTTACCCCCGTGCCCGTGCCTGTGACTACATACTGGTTATAGAAAAACCTGTACCACTCCCTAGACATCAGCCCTGTTTTTGGGTCAATCAACGCAACACGGGGGGCCGTGATTTGCGTGATGTTAGGCGTTGTAGCCATTATGCGTTTGTGGGGCTAATCAATAATTCAGCGCCCATGATGGCCGTTTTAACCGGATCGGTCATTGATATTTCGTAAACCCGATCACGCAGTTTGAGGGTCATGCCAAGCCTGCGCCAAAAGACACGCCGGTAATATTCGCCGATCTTGCCCATTTTGCTCAAGTGTTCATTCGACCAAGTGTGACCGCCATCGTCAGAAAAGCGCAACATGATCTCAGGGTCGCTGCCTTGGCCGGTGATCAGCCCAGTGCCTGACTCACAGTCAAGTTGTAGGCTGTGCTGCGCCGTGCGCTTGAGGTTGTTTTGACCCGTTGGCAATGCTCTCCACGACCGCAACCACTTTTGGATGCCACCATTGTCAGCGTACACATCCAAGTCAAGGGTGTAAATGTTGCCGTTCTCATAGTCGCCCACTACCGTGTTGCCGCCAAAGTTGCATTGGCAATTGCTGCGGTGGCGGGTAAATGCGCCCGTTGCGGTGTCCCAGCCAGCGCGTTCGTGCCACGCTTGGGTGGACACATCGTAGACCCAAGTGGCGTTGGCAGCGGGGAAGGTCAGCACATAGAAGGCGTGGCCTTCTTGCTGGTAGGTGTAGGCCACAGCGTCTGAGATGTCGCCGTACTGGGCAATAGCGTACTCAATGGCATGCGTGGAAACGCGAACGCCAGCATAGCCGTTGGCTCGGTAAACAATACCCTGACCACGGGCGTCCGTGCCAAGCCAAAACAAGCCGTTGTCAAGTTTTGCAACAGAGAACGCTGCTACGCACCCAATTTCGTTAAAAGCGCCTTGAATGCGCGTTAAAGGAAAGTCAGCCAGCCCAGCGTCATACCAGACCTCAATTGAGTCTGTGCCAAACAGCCACGCCTCGCGGTGGTCTATATTGACCGCGACTAGCCCATCGGGTGAGCCTTCAGCAGACGCAAAGTCAAGGGGGTCAACCGAAGTGCCGTCAAGCAATTGAGTCACCCAGATTTTTTGGGAATTTGGCTCGTTAAAGACAAAATACCCGTCAAGGTAGCCCACCGTTGCCGCGCCTGGAAAGTCGGGGTCAGTAATTTGGGCAAATACGTTGGTGACTTCGTTGTAAATAAACCCGTTAGGATTGCAAGCCAAAAAGATTTGCGTGCCGTTGTCAGCAATTGATACCGGCCCAGTGCCGGTAACTGTGCCCAGCAAAGTGGGTGTGGCGGTCAATCCGGTGACTTTGTAGAACTGAGTGCCGGACACAACATAGAAGTCGCTGCCGTTGGTCTGGTGCGCCCACAGCGCCCGAATCGGGCCAGTGCCTATGGTTTGCTGAAACTGAAGGCCAGGGGCGCGGTTAAGAAACCCCGGCTCCTTGCCGCCCTCGGGGATGATTTCGGGAAACAGATTGACCATGCGGTTGTCGGCAGCGTTGATGCTGCGGGCAACGTAGCTTGATCCAAGGATCGGCGTCTTCATTAGTAATTGCCAGCATAGATGTTAAACCGCTGCCGAGTCGCCACAATGGCGTAAGGCATTGACATC